TGCCAGTACCATTGGAAAACGGTCATAATATGGCAAACTTTCTTTACCTTTTGGATCATAGTAAAAACAATACAATTTACCCAATCTAAAATTATCTACCTGTCTAAATCTTTCACGGCTCATACCTGCAGGTATGTTTGAGGTGCCTCGTAATTCAGCAATCTTCTGGCTCAGCCATTCAAGTGATTTTTTTGAACCCATCTGCATATCAGCTGGGCGTGCATTGGCTAGTTGTGTAAGTTTAGATTCCATTGAAGTATTTAGTTACAGTCCTAGATGTTCTTCAGTCATTATTTTGAATTCCCAGCCACGGTCTAAACAGTATTCATGAGCGGCTTTCCATTTAGCCTGATTGACACCATATGTCGTAACCTCAGTTACATATTGTTTGGTAACTCGTTTTCTTGGTTCTGGTGGTACGGTTTGTTTCTTTGGTTTGACCTCTATCATCAATGTTTTCATTGTACCATCTCTGGTTTTAACTTTTACGATGAAATCTGGAAAGTAACGATGAAAGCGATTATCTATTGGAGATTTATAAGGAACAATCAATTCTTCACTTGCCCATGATATAATGTCATCATTCTGGTCGAACCAGTTCATCACTCTACATTCCCATGAAGAGCGATACACAATGTTATTTGAATCCCCAATATATTTTTGGGGGTTCTTTGGTCTGAATATTCCTTGGTAAGCCATATAAATATGTATATTCAATCCTAAAAGAGAAAATCAATGGCCATCATTTCAATTCCAACGTCAATTGGCGGTGTAACCATACCTGGTACCTCAACAAAAGGCCCTTTAGGTGCTTTGTTTGATAGTAAATATAAATTAGGTTCTTTGCAATATCCAAGAGATTTAGGTTCTGCAACAAAAGGCCACGTTGTAAAATTTTCTATCAATGAAATAGAACCTACTGGATATGAAGAAGGTAAAGAATATAAATTACCATCTGTAACAAGCCTAACAGAACTATGGAATTCAGTTACAAAATTGGCTGGCGGTGAAACAAAAATAAATCAAACATTACGGCCAAAAAAGAAAAGAGTTCTTTCAACAATTTCTTTATATATGCCAGACACCGTAAATTTTCAGTATAACTCTGGTTATACAAATGTAAGTTTAATGGATGTTGCAAAACAAACTGCGGGTGTGGCATCTAATTTACCAATAATTTCAAAATTGGGAAAAATGGCTTCTTTAGGAATTTCTGCTGTAGAATCGAATGCCGCTAAATTGGCATTATCAACACAAGGCCTTGCAATCAATCCACAACAACAATTATTATTTGAAGGTATTGATTTTAGAGAATATCAAATGGCGTTTACGTTTACTCCTTATTCACAACAAGAAGCTCAAGACGTAAAAAAAATAATTCAATTATTCAGAACTCATGCGGCACCACAAATTATTACAGGCGGCGCAGGTATGTTTTTTGTACCGCCATCAACATTTGATTTACAATTTGTTTTAAATGGCGCAGAAAATACAAATATTACAAAAGTTGCTGAAAGTGTTATAACAAGTATAGACGTTAATTATGCTCCAAATGGATGGGCTTCTCATGCCGATGGTGCACCAGTTCAAACAACACTAACAATGAACTTCAAAGAAATTGAACTCATTGATAGGAAAAAAATTCAAAACGGTTATTAAAAATGCAATACTTCGATACTTTACCAAAAATAATCAATATTGATTCAAGAGGCAATTCAAAAGTCATGACCAATTTATTGGCTCGTGCAAGTGTGATACCACAAATATTAAAAGATCCATTGGTTTATTATTCATATGACATACAAGAAGGTGATACACCAGAAATTATTGCACACAAATACTATGGTGATTCATATCGGTATTGGATTGTACTATTTGCAAATGAATTGTTGGATCCTCAATGGGATTGGCCAATGACCTATAATGTGTTTGAACAATATCTTGCAGACAAATATCCTTCAACAAATATATATTCTGAAGTGGAATATTATGAAAAAGTAATAACACAATATGAGGTTAATAGCCAAACAACTACGGTGAATAAAGTTAGAATTGATGAGGACACCTATAATATTTTGCCTGTTACTCAAACGGCAACATATACTTTGTCTACTGGACCTGTAACAGTTACTACGACACGTAATGCTGTTAGTATCTACGATTATGAATTGGCATTGAATGAGTCAAAAAGAAATATCAAAATTTTAAATTCAAATTATATTAATTTGATGGAAACACAATTAAAAAATTTAATGGCTTAATATGGAAGATAGAAACATTGTAGAATCGCCTGGTGCGTATTATCCCCAAGACTTTTCTTTAAAAACTTTAAATTTTTTAACAGCCAGCGGTCAGAAAATTGAACTTCGTCAACTGCTTGTTGAATTATCTTATTACGAGGACATTTATAGTTTTGCTGCATCAGGTTATATTACAATAAACGATGCACAAGGGTTCATTGAACTTTTACAATTAACAGGTAATGAATTTATTCAAATTGATTTTGGCAAAGTAAAAAATGGACGTAACGATAATGAACAGCTATTTCGTGTTTATAAATCTAGTGCAAGAATGCCTTCTGGCAATATGAATAGTGAAACTTATACACTATTTTTCTGTTCTGAAGAACTAATGTTATCTGAACAAACTAAGATTAGTAAATCATACAAAGGTAAAAAAATATCTTATATTATTAATAACATTTTAAAAGAAGAATTGGGAATTGAAGATGAAAAATTGGCCAATTCTGTAGTTGAAGAAACGACTGGTGTATATGATTTTTTAATACCAAGAATGAAACCTTTTGAGGCAATCAGTTGGTTATCAACTTACGCTAGACCTCAGCTTACTGGAGGCATTGGTGCTGACATGTTATTTTTTGAAACCAAATCAGGATTTAATTTTAGGTCAATACAATCAATGATTAGAGATGATGTATACGCCACATACAAGTATCAGGCTAAAAATATAGATGAAAAAATACAAAATATTCAAGAAGAAACAATAACTGTTTTAGAATATGAATTAAGTAAACCGTATGATATTTTAAATGAGATTAATTCTGGTACATTGGCAAACCAGTTAATATCAATAGATCCTTTAACAAGAACATATAAAAAAACAAATTTTGATTATGCAAAATACAAAGGCCAAACTAAATCATTAAACCCTGGTAGTGTAACAAATAGTTTAAAAAATCGTTTAGGTAGAACAGAACAACAATCCTATGAAAGTGTAATTAAAGTTTCAGTAGGTAATGCCAATCAAAAACAAGTTCCTTACATAAAACAAATAGAAGCTGGTGTTGCACAAGATATTTTTGTTGAAACATATATTCCAAATAGAACGGCACAAATTAATTTGGCAAACTATACAACCATAAAAGCTTCAATACCTGGTGATCCTGGTATTACAGCTGGTCGAACAGTTAATTTTAATTTATTAACATTAAAACCTTCAAATACACAAAGAGATTTGGATAAATTTTATTCAGGAAAATATTTGGTGACAGCAGTAAGACATATTATAGAAGCTGCAGGCACTTATCAAACTATTTTGGAATTGGCCAAAGATAGCACACCAACATCATACATGCAAATTAATAATGATAGTTCTGTTTGGAAAGAAGCAATAGAAGAATAATGGAAAATTTTATTGGAAAAGATGGTTTTAATTGGTGGATCGGTGTTGTAGAAAGCCGAAATGATCCGTTAAAGATGGGTCGTTGCCAAGTTCGTATTTTTGGCTATCACACAGAAAATAAACAATTAATACCCACAGCAGATTTGCCGTGGGCTCCTTGCCTTGTTTCGCCAAATTCACAACAAGGTTTTACTACACCAAAAGAAGGTGACTATGTTATGGGTTTCTTTGCTGATGGTGAATCGAATCAAGCGCCAACAATTATGGGAATCTACGCAGGCATTAAATCGTCTGCAGGTGGTGATAATGGATTTCAAGATCCAAGAACACCAGCACAAATTGCTGCGGCACCAAAACCACCAGATGGTATTGTTGTGGAATCAGTAGGACAACCTACGGTACCACCATTAGCAAGAGGTGTGGTTGCAAATACAGCCATTTCACAAGCAAACTCCAATTTGTCCCATGTGTGTGACTTTGTGGGAGATATGCAAAAAAATATTAATTTGAAAAAATACACTAAAGCAATAGCTGCACAAATTAGAAAAGCTATTCGTGCTGTTTTAAGATTATTGGGATTAGGAGATGGAACAGGTAAAGTATCTTGGTTATTAAATACACTTAAATCAATCAAACGAGAAGTGGATTACATTAATAAACAAATTTTACAACCAATTTTAGATTTTCAGAAGTATGTTGTGGCTTATATTGCAAAACTAAGAGAAATTTTACAATGGATTTTAAGTTTGCCTGCTAAATTTTTAGCATTGCTAAAAGATTGCTTGGCAAAAATAATTAAAGCCATTGCAAATGTTTTTAAAGATATTGGTGCTGGTCTCTCAGAAGGTTTTTCGGATGGACCCAGTGATTTTGGTGAAACACTTGAAGAAGCCAAAGCTTTAGCAACTACTGTCGGAAATACAGTAAGATTAACTGCGGCTGTAGGAGCTGGCACAGTTGCAATAGTAGGTTCAGCTACAGCAGGACTTTTAGTACCAACCAGTCAAACAGAACTTGATGCTGCCAATGCAACAATTGCGGCTTACGAAACACCAGCAGATCCAGAAATTCAAAATAAATCAGCACCCTAATTATGACAATTATAACTCCACCACCATCCGACAACCTTTGGACCGAGCCAGAATCGGCCGCCACAGTTGAAACACCACCAGTTTATCCATACAATACTATACAACAAACGGAGTCTGGTCATTCCTTTGAGATGGACGACACTCCAACTAGAGAACGTGTAAGATTACAACACCGCTCAGGTACTTTTTTAGAAATGCATCCTAATGGTGATGAGGTGCATAAAGTATATGGCACTGGTTATGAGATTCACCTAAAAGGCAAAAATGTTTTAATCAAAGGCACCTGTAATATTACCATTGAAGGTGATGCCAATATGGAAGTTAAAGGTGATTATAACTTACAAGTGGCAGGTGATTATAATGTATTGGTGGGTGGTAAAACTAACCATCGGTCTGTGGGTGACATATTTTTATCGTGTGATGATGATATATCAATTGCGGCCAATGAAAACTTTGGTGGCTCAGTTCGTATAGCTGCATCTGACCATGTTTATGTTGATTCTGATTTGGTGGTGGCTGGCTCTGTTGCAGCAGATTTGGTGACAGCAGAAAGTCGTATCAATGCTGGTACTGGTGTGTATGCAGGTCCTTTAGGAGTTTATTCCTTAGGTCCTGTTACGTCATTAACTTTAGTGACATCACCTCTTGCACAGTTTGGTATTATGAATGCTGTGTTGATGTCTGATATTATTAATAAAGGCATATATAACACACACATACATAATTCACCAAAAGGACCTACCAGTCCACCTTTAACACCTTTCTTTGGAGTTTAGATAATGGCATCAGTTAATAATGCAACAGGAGTATATGCAACATTAGGATATAATTTTAATGACCCAAATAGTGTTGTAATAAATCTCTCTGCAAATACGATTGCACACTTGAATTCAATGCCGGCATTTATTGATTCTTGGCAGGCTCAAGATATAGCCAACAACACAGTTGGTGGATATTATCAAAATCCTGTGGCTTCCAACATTAGTTCAATCATTACAATTTCACAAACCATGATAACTGTGGCAAATACTGGTGCCAGTCAAAATATTGCAAATTGTGATTTAATTATTACAGCAGCAAACACTCTTGCAAATGTTGCAACTTCATTTTTAGCTCACACTAATAGAATATCTGGTGTCACACCTTTTGTCGGTCAAGATGTTGAGAATCCGTACTATGATACGGCTATGGGGCTAGGTAAGACTGCCTTGTATATTACCAATCAAACTGATAATATAACCAACACTTCACCAATTTTGGGTAGTTTTACAAGTATATTGATTGTGTCTGAAGTGGGTTCAGCAAATACAGTTCTTGCAAATGATTTGATAATATTGAATAATGGTGTCACGGCCAATAATCTTACGCAATCACAGATTTCACAGATTCTTTCAGATATAGCAAATGCCAACACACTTTTGGTGACTAGGCAGGCTGCTGATGTCACCTATTATACTAATTTGCGTAGTTTTGTAGACAAATACAATTCTGTAAAGAAATTCACTAATATGGGTGAAACCGAAACTTATCTGGTTAATAACTTTGTAGGCACCACCAAAATTAAAGAAAGAATTAACTCATAAAGCGTAATAAATAAAGAATGGCA